CACATTACTTAGATACACCGGTGCCAGTTGGGCACACCCGCTTGTCGGTTTATGCTGTTTGGACTAGCAACTAATAAATATACATTATTGGAGTATAATCTTGCAAAAGAAAGCCCGTAGTATTCTTGATGAATTAGATACGCTACTAGTACACAAAGATCGTGAGAATCTTGTGGAATCACGAGCCACCCATGTTATACAGGGTGCGATTAATCTAATCAATTACATACGTGAAAACTATGACTCTGAGCAAGCAGGTGAGCTAGAGCGTCGATTGATCAATAGCATTCGTACGCAAGAGCCGGACAAGTTCAAGCGCGGTGTTAGGAGATTACGCAGTGAAGATTAAAGATGTAATAGCCGAAAGTTGGTATGACGCACTAACCGGAGTTGGTCAAAATATAAAAGCGGCCAGCGCCGCGGCCTTGGACAATAAAGCAAACATTGGCCAAATTGAACGAGACATAGCCGCAGGAAAAAATCCACAAGAAATATACAACGAGCTTATTAGTAAAGGCATATCTAAAGACGACGCCAAATTTATTATGAGCCAAATTGGTGGAAGAGATAAGATAGACAAAAAGTATAACAAAACAATAGCCAATATACGTACAAGACAAAGACAAGCTGGTATTCAAGCACGAACACAACAAACACCAGTAACACCACCGTCAATTCTTAATGATTACCAAATTATACATCAAAATCCTGTTATTGTACAACGTGTTTCAATCCCTGCTAAAAAATACAATAGAGATGATAATGACAATTGGGTATTCTATGGATCTACTAAACAAGTTAGTCCTGCCGAAGAGCAAATATTAGATCAAGTTAGCCCTGCCGCGGATCGCGGTCCTGAACAAACAGCGGCACAGCCAAAACCTATTACAGTAACAGACAAACAAGGTACAGTATGGAGTTATAACGACAAAGACCGTACTTGGTATAGCCCCGATGGTGATCCTGTTACAGATGCTGAGTCTATTAAGAAACTACGTCAACGTGCCGAAGTACAGTTCCAGAACCGTGCTATGTCCACACACGAACTACCCGGAAATCAAAAATAATGTATTTGTATGAAGGCGGAAATGTATTTGACAATACCAGCGATGTTGCTAAAGATGATGTAGCAACAGTAGTCGCCGCAATTAAACGCGACTTACCTAGTGAACTATTAAAAAGTTTACAAACAGACATTGGGTCAGCTGGCTATAAAATAGCCAGTGGCGATATAGACCTATTCTTAGATCAAGACGATGTTGTTAATAACTTTGGTGTTGCTGACGAAAAACAGGCCAAACAAGCACTAGCACAATACTTCCAAGCCAAAGGTTACGGAGTAGCAGTTAAAGGTCGTAACGTACATGTTGATGTTCCTTATAAAACAGCCGACGGTAAATCTTTATATGCTCAAGTTGACCTAATGGTTATCCCCAATTCTAAAAAAGTTGCCGATTGGCACCAACACGGTGTACGTGGTATGTACAACGACCCTAAGTTCAAAGCCAGTCAAAACTTTATTTTATTAAACAGCATTGGTAAAGCACTAGGTCTTAAAGTTGATGCGTTTGGTGGTGTGGTTATGCGTCGTGACAACAATGAAGTTGTTGCTGACAATAGAAATGATGCAGCCAAGCTATTGTTAAACCCCAAAGCCAAGGCAGACGACTTAAACTCAGTTGCTACCATTATGGCCGCATTGGCTAACGATCCTGATCGCGAAGCTAAACTGGCACAAGCACGTCAAGACCAACAAAAAGGTCTATTAACATTGCCCGAGGACATTGCCCCTGGATCTGCGGCGTGGTTCCGTAAGATGGGACACCACATATGAGATTAGAGTTTATTGATAATTTATTCGAAGCCGCCGAAGGCCCACGTATTCCTCACCCCGAGGATGCTATCTTTTTAGGCATGCCTGAAGTTAACAAATACTTGTCGGGTATGGAAGAAGTTATTAAGAATCCACAAAGCACTACAATTAAATGGGACGGTGGCATTGCCTTATTCTTTGGATATACACCCGGCGGTGAATTTTTTATCAGCGACAAATACATGTACCCGGCAGGTTTCTTTGCTAGAAGTCCAGCTGACTGGGAAAAATACGATACACAGGTCAAAGCAAGTAAGCAAACAAGACCTGATTTATATCCCAAGATTGCTGCAATCTGGGACGGTCTACGTAACGCTGTAACAGAAAACGCAATATTCAAGGGTGACTTAATGGCCATTGGACAAAACGAAATGACTCCCAAGGAAGGCGCATTTGTGTTTAGGCCAACTACTGTTACATACACAGTTCCTGTTAAAAGTCCAATGGGACAAGTAATGGTAGATAAGGTGGCTATGATAGTTGTACATTCCAAAGGCAATGCTCCCTGGGATGGTGTAACAGGACTAGCAAATAAAGGTAACGTAGCAGTTATAGGTCCAATGGGTATGCCCGCAGGACAAAAATCTACACCTTTTAAATTAAACGAACCTACGCAACTTTTAAAAAGTGCAAAAAAAACAGTAGCAACGTCGGGACCTCGGGCAGAACAATTTTTAGCAGGATTAGATGGTGTTAGTAAGGCAAAGATTCAAACATATTTTAACAAACAAATTACTGGGCAAACACGGGACACTCTTGATGTGTGGCTTGCTAAACCTGAAAGCAATACAAAACCCGGTACACTTAAAAAACTAGTAGGCGACGGAGAAACTGGTTATTTGTTTGCCAATGCCGATGGATATCAATCATTAGCTAACGTATGGAATTCTATGTACCAGTTAAAAAATTCACTGGCGGCGCAACTTGAAACACAAGTATCGGGCTTTTCACAAAGCATTGACAATCAACCCGGTGGTGAAGGTTTTGTAGCAAACACCGCAGGAGCAGGACTTATTAAGCTGGTAAATCGTGGTGTGTTTGGTGGCGCACATTTTAACAAATAACCAGTAAAATACCATTTTTTTTCAGTTTGTATAAATAAATGTATGCGGAAACGCACTATAAATTAAGGAGATTTAAAAATGGCAATCCAAACACGTTATGCAGGTGATGCACAAGGCGTTATGAACGTTGATGCAAAAACAGATGGTACATTAGCTACTATTATCGCTACAGGTTTAACAAAGAACCCAACAGCATTAAAGATTACCGGTTTCGGTACATTCTCAGCCGCTGAGAGTGGTACAGGCGGTCCAGTAGAAACAATTCTACGTTCTATCGCTATCGATTCTACAATCGTTATGTATCAAGTTGATACTACACAGATCAGCGTTTTAGTTGAAGCTATCGGCACAACTACATCGGCTGTTCAAACTCGCTTACAAGGCCTAGGTGGTAATATTGGTTTAGCTGCCAACATTTACTCTGGTGGCGGTGTAACAGTTTCTAGCACTGGTGGTTTCAAACTAGCTTAATAGCGTTTTTAAACCAAAACAAAAGAACGCACTTTATAGTGCGTTTTTTTTATGGCCGATAAATACTTTATCATGACAGCTACTAACTTACAATTTTTTACAGGCTTTACTTTAGTAGACATTACAGCCACAGGTGTTATCCGCGGTCTCGACAATGAACTAGGTCGTAATCAACAGCGTAATTGGGAAACAGTACTTCAGTGTATAAGTCTTAGAACACAACCTCATCACATTACAGGACCTTTTCGATCAGACGTTGACAATTTAAGCGCATTTGAGTTTGGCGATTTTTATCAACAACCAAATCAGACAGTCTGGACATTTGGTTGGTCAATAGAAACTGCTGATGCGTATAATCTTCCAAACGTACCACTGGGTGCGTTACAACAAGATTTTGAACAGGTTCCTGTGATTACTGGATTAACCGAAACTGCTCGTTTTATGTTACCTATCTTTTATCCGTACGGTACTATTAAAAATATATACGTCAAACAGCACAAATCTGAATAAATAAACAATAGATGCTACACGGCACCAACATTACGGCTTAATATTACGGCACACATTTATGGCATAAAAAGCATCGCAAATACAATGAAAGCGATAATTAAATGTCTACGACAGATATTGAAAAGAAAAGTCTTGAAGCGCACGTTGAGCTGTGTGCCGAACGGTATTCCAACCTGGAAACTAAATTAGAACATCTAGATAGTCGCATGGACAAACTAGAAGGCCATATTGTAGATATCAAAGATGCGTTATCCGGAAATGATCAAACTCAATATAAAACAATAATTACAATTGGTACAACAATGTTAGGTGTACTAATTGCCGGCGTCATTACACTAATTGCTTCTCATTTTAAAAGTTAAATGAAAATAGTAGAGTTATTAAGCAAGGTACAGGTTGCTATAACCAACGAACAAGCAGACTTGCTGGGACGATTCCAGCACGAACCAAAAATATCAAAAACTGCTCTCAATGAACGAGAGCAAGAAATAGCAAATCAACTAACGGTACAGGACATCCTATTACGCCGTAACGAAAATGGTCAAATCACGTACACAAAAAAAATTCAATAAAAAGCTGCCGACCGCAACATTAACAGATTTAACAAATGTAACAACAGATTACATTAAACACTGGACTAATCAGGAAATTGGAAGGCTTCAGCGAGAAGAAAATAAGATACTGTGTATACCCACCAAAAATGGGTATCGTGTTGGCCTATATAACCTAACAGTATATCCCAATAAAACTTGCGAAGTCCGCGATCGTAATAGAGAGCTGGTACATTGTTTTGAAAGTAAAATATCAGCAATATTGTTCGCAATATATACTATCAAAAAAAATTACTGGACAGCAGATGAGTTACTGCTATGGGATAGAGAAATAAATAAAAACTATGTAGATATGTTAAATTTACGTAGAATAATACAAGAAGCACGTAAGCGCAAAGATTATGTAATAGTAGATAGCCGCAATGCAAGACTGGAAATAGCAGAAACTAAGCTAGATTTTGCCCGGGACAAAATATCGAAATTACACAAGACTGCTAAATACTATAAAGTTTGGGAATAAACACTATGAGACTCTCTGAAATGCGTACCGAAGTAACACCACAAAAGATTAACAAAATCACCGAAAGCCGTTTCGGTTTTTCAATTGATTATGATAACTTGTCATATGCTAAGGCGCAACGTTTAACTAAAGCGTTAGCTGAAAACATTGTACAGATTAAAAAATCTTTTGGTGCTCACACAGCTGAAAAGAATTCTAAGTATATGGAACTTATGCTTGTCAAAGAAGGCCTAGACAAATGGCTTAATAGCGAGCAAGGTTTGTTTGAAAGTGAAATGGGTCGTAGCGAAGCAGTATTGGCCGCTAAAGACATCGTTGACTCAGTTCAAGACATGCTAGAAAAAATCAGCAAGATTCAAAACGAGCAGGTGCCAGCTCTAATTGACACAATCCGTGATCAAATTGGTAGCGAACAAGCTGAGCAGTTTAAAACAACAATCAGCCCAACACTAACAGAATTGTACACAGCATTGAGTACAGCACGTGAAACAGCCGACACATCAGTACGTGCTCTAGCCGGTGAAGACGTGGCTAGTCCAATGGACATGGGCGTTGGCAATTTAGGTGGCGCACCAGCAGGTGAACCTGCTTTGGGTGACCTAGGTGGCGCCCCAGCAGATTTAGATTCTGACGTTGATGCTGATACAGATGGCTTTGATGCCACTGATGCCGCTGTTGGCGGCGAAGAAGAACTAGGCCGCGAGCGTCGTTAATGCGTATCAAGGATATTATCCTCGAATCAATTGAGGAATTACTTCCGGAAGTAATCGAAGACGAAGCAGAGACACGCGGTGACTCTGCTTTGATCACTGTGCTAGAATGGTTACGAAATGAAGCACAACAAAGTAATGCAGTAACTCCCCGCATTAAAGTTGATACAATCATTGACAGGGTTCGTGGCATTCCTGGCAACGAAGCATTTAATTATGCCGCACTAGAAGCCGCTTTCCAACATAACGATTCGATTAAGGGCTTGATCAAAGATATCAAAGATGATGACCATACTGGTTCCAAATATGTTTATTTGGCCCCACCAGAACATACAGTTGACAATACAGACCCACTTGGCGCCGCCACTGCTTCCCCCGGAGATCCTGCCAAAGTGGTAAGTTCAATGGCCAAAAGAGCCGCCGGTAAGTAAACTTTTTTAGCTGTTGACACGTTATATAAGTGTATGTTATAATACACAAGGAGATGTCAAAATGAAAAAGTTTATTCTCGTATTATCCCTTTTATGTTTAACCAATTTGGCCCACGCTGACCGTTGGCGCCATCGTGGCGGAGCATACTACTGGCATCCAGGTTATGGTTGGGCAGTTCCTGCTATAGTCGGTGGAGTAATTGTGTACGAAGCAACCAAACCGCCGCAGACAATAGTTATACGACAGCCGGAACCTAATGTTCCAATGATGTATCCACCAATTGCGCCAGTATTTCCACAACCAGCTGATTACCACTGGGAAGCTGTACTAGACGCAAAGTGTAATTGTTATCGAACTGTATTGGTACCTAACTAATGGCATACTCAGACAAAGTAATTGATCACTATGAAAACCCCCGCAACGTGGGTTCGTTTGAAAAGGGTGACGACTCCATTGGCACTGGCATGGTTGGCGCACCTGCTTGCGGTGATGTAATGAAATTACAAATAAAGGTTAAAGATGGGATTATTCAGGACGCTAAATTCAAAACATACGGTTGCGGGTCAGCGATTGCGTCGAGCTCACTTATTACAGAATGGGTTAAAGGTAAAACGCTTGATGCCGCAATGGAAATTAAAAATTCTCAGATTGCGGAAGAGCTGGCGCTCCCGCCTGTCAAAATCCACTGCTCAATCCTGGCCGAAGATGCAATCAAGGCGGCTGTAAATGATTACCGTAACCGACACAGCTCGTAAAAAAATTGAAGAAAGTTTAGAACGCAGAGGTAAAGGCGTTGGCATTCGTCTGGGTATAAGAACTACCGGTTGCTCTGGGCTTGCTTATGTGTTAGAATATGTAGACAAATACGAACCAGAGGCAGGAGTTGTAAATTACGCCCAACAAGAATTTGTCATTTTAGTAAACGATAAAGATAACGTATACTTAGATGGATTAGAAATAGATTACATACGCAACGGCCTAAACGAAGGCTTTGAATTCAACAACCCTAACGAACGAGATCGCTGTGGATGCGGCGAGTCTTTTAGAATATGATACTTCAAAAATTTGATTATACGCCGATTAGTAGAACTACAATAGATGGTAAAAGACATTATGCGTTACCTGATGGTGCGGCTGTTCCTAGTGTAACAACTATATTAGATCGAACTAAACCCGCAGAAGCACGTGAAGCCCTGGCCCGTTGGAAAAAATCTGTAGGCGAAGAACGTGCTCAGCAGATTACTACAGAAGCCGCAAATCGTGGCACACGCATGCACAGTTACTTAGAAAGTTATATCCTCAGTGACGACATGAAACCCTTGCCTAGTAATCCTTACGCACACCCTAGCTGGTTTATGGCCGCAGAAGTTATTCTCAATGGCTTGTGTAATGTTGATGAATTTTGGGGCTCAGAAGTGCCTGTTTATTATAGTGGGTTATATGCCGGTACTACCGACTGTGTCGGGGTATGGAAAAAGAAACCTGCTATTATCGACTTTAAGCAAAGTAATAAAGTTAAAAAAGTAGAATACATCAGCGACTATTTTATACAATTGGCCGCATACGCACAGGCACACAATGCGACACACGGTACAGATATTGATTGCGGTGTAATTATGATGGCTGTACAGCCAAAACAACTAGGAGATGGCACCTATTCTAAGCCAGAATACCTAGAATTTGTTATCGAAGGCGACGAATTTGCCCACTGGACTGACGAGTGGACCAAACGTGTAGAGCTATACTATCTCTCTAACTAAATACTGTAATACAGTCGGAGTTTAGAGCATGGCCATAGTCCAAATATCGCAAATACAATTACGTAGAGGTTTACAGCAAGATTTACCTAACTTAGCTTCTGGGGAAATGGGCTGGAGCGTCGACACACGTCGCCTATTCATTGGTAACGGAACATTAGAAGAAGGCGCACCTGATCTGGGAAAAACAGAAATTCTAACAGAGTTTAGTAATTTCTTAGGGTTTATTTCTTCTTACACATTTTCTGGAACAGATGCCGGATATACCAGTCAAACTGGTACCAGCGCATTAACACCAGTAACTCGTAGTTTACAAAGCGTATTAGATGAAACAATAAGCGTACACGACTTTGGAGCAACCGGCAATGGTCAAACAGATGACACAGCCGCCCTGACCCGTG